TACAAGAAATGAATAAAAGTACAGAAGAAGATACAATAAAATTAGAGAAGATTACTAATGAGTAAAAACTTTCCTACACTAGGTAATTCTGCGATTGCAACTCCTACTGTTACTCCTATTATTAGAGATAACAATAGTGTATTTGCAGCTCGTGTTGTTGATGTAAATTTAGAACCTTCATCTAATCCAATTTCTTTATTTCAAATAACTAATGGGTGGGGGTCTATTGGGGCTATTCGTTTTGAACCTTTAAGTAAAGGATCAAATACTAACGATAAAATTACTGTTGAAGCTGCTATAGCTTATCCTATGGATGTTAATTTTAAAAAAATCCCTTTATTAGGAGAAACTGTTTTTATTTTAAAAGGTCCATCTTATAAAACTGTAACAAAAAACGAATCAGATTCATTTCAATTTTATTATTTAAATAGTATATCTGTATGGAATAAAAACCATTTAAATATGGTACCACCTTCTACAGAATATTCAAAAAATACTGATAATGTTAATAATGAATCTGTTGCTGATGGAATATCAAATAATCCCGAAACCCAAGTAGAAGAACCAATTCCTGGTAAAACATTTAAAGAAGAAGCTTATATTAGAAATTTATACCCTGTAGAAGGAGATGTAATATTAGAAGGAAGGTGGGGTAATTCTTTAAGATTTAGTTCAACTGCAGTACATACTTCAGAAAGTAAAGATACTGAAAGTCCTTGGAGTACAGAAGGCACTAATGGTTCACCGATTACAATTTTAAGAAACGGTCAATCAACAGCTGATCAAAGTGCATTTAATAATTGGTTTCCTATATATGAAGATGTTCAAAACGATGCTGCTTCAATTTATTTAACTGATGGGCAAAATATACCTATAAGATTAGCTTCAACTAACTTTGATTCATTTGGTGTTGATGCTACTCCACAAATTAATACAACCAAATTAATTCAAGAAGTTCCTGTAGAAGATCCAAATAAATCAAATAAAGAATTAGATTCTATAGATATTCCATATGATACTGTTAATCAAGAACCTGATATATCCGGAGATGTAGTTAACAAATTAAAAGATTCTGATTTAGCAGAAGAAACTAAAAAAGGAATATTCCAAGATGAAAAAACATTCCCTATAGATGAAAATGAAAATGCACAAATAAAAAAACAAGAACAAGAAAGACAAGATAGAGAAAGAGAAATATAATGGCACAAGATATTCCATATAAACCAGTATTTCCTTACACAGGAAAACAAATAATAATTGATTCTGATAGAGTTACTCTTAACTCTAAAGAGGATATGACCTTTTTACTTGCTAAAAAAGCAATATCTATATCTTCAGGAGGTACTGTAAATATAGATAGTACAGGTATGACTATAATTAATTCACCTAAAATTAAATTAGGGTTAAATGCCGAACATCCTTTAGTAAAAGGAGATATATTATACAATATTTTATCTAGTTTTTTCTTTCTTCTTCAAGAAAAAGTTGTTCCTAATTTAGCCGATGCTAAAATTGAAGATGTTCCTATATTAGGTGCTCAAGCAGCATCTGTAGGTTTAGCAACAGCTATAGATAAAGTTAATAAAGAAATGAAAGATTTATTATCAACAACTAATTTTACCCAATAATGGCAGAAGGAGGTTCAGCAAATCCAATAAAAAGAATGGTAGTTGTAGCAAAGAAGACTTTGTCTAAATTTGCTATGCTAATGGAGAAGAACACTGATAAATTATTGTATGGAAAAAAATCAAAAATTGAAAGTGATTTAGTAAAATTAGAAGAAAAGAAAAAAACATTAAAAACATCTTATGAAAGTGAAGGAAATGTAATAACTAATCAATTAACAGGTACAAAATCTCAAATAATTTCTAAAACACAATATGATAAAACTAATAAAGAAATTGGAAATAAGAAAAAAGAATTAATAGGTGATTTAGAAAACTCATCAAATCCATTTAAAAATCCTGCAATAGTACCTATAACAGCAGCAGTACAAAGAATTAATACATTTAATTTATGTAATCCCTTTACTATGGGTATTAACGCTGCCTTTCCACCAGGCAGCCCAGTTTCTAATGCTGTTAAAGAGGTTCAATTTAAATTAAAAAGTGTCCAAGATATTTTTAGAAATTTTAGAATAATAGAAGGGAATAAAATAGTTAATGCTGAATCTGCTCCTTTTGCTATAAGGGAAGGATTAATGACTTTTTCAATAACTGGTCCTGATTTTCTTGAAAATGGAACTCGAGTTTTTATTCAACAAACAAATAATAACCAGATATTTACCAATATGGTGGGTACAGTAACTGGTAATAATTTAGAAGGTAGTCTTCTAGAAGCACCAACTTCAGTACAATCATATAAAGCTTCACAACAAGATACTACAGGTTTAGTTTCCCCAGCAACAGCAAATTTTGAATTTCCTAATCTTCCTAATGTAGATACAAATCTTACTAATACAACTGAAGATTCATCATATACAGGTGTTGATTTAGGTAAATTACCTAAGAAAGCAAGAAGAAAATTAAGAAAGAAAGGATTAGGAACTAAAATACCTATAGATACATCGGGATTAGGCACTACTACAAACACTTCCACTTCAGAATTTTTAACTCAAGATTTAGATCTATCAGTACCAAATCTTACGGGTGGTTCAAGGCCTGAAGAGGGAAATCCTTTTGATAAATTTACTAAAAATAGAACTATAATATATTCTATTGAAATTTCAAGATTTGATCCTTTAGATCCACCTACTAGAAAAACTAGAAATGGAAATACTATTTTAGATGAAGAAGGAAATCCTGTTTTAGAAACATTTACTAATTGGTCTATAGAATACGAAGCTAAAATGACTTCCGATATTAGAGAATTAGCAGAAGATCTTCAAGAGGTAACAGATGCCTTAAGAGAATTAGGAATTAGTCAAATTATAGAAGATTTATCTTCAGTTCCTGATAGTTTTCCTTTACTTGGTGATATCAAAAAAGCATTAACAAAAGTTGCTTTATTTGTAGATGGTCAAGTTGTTTCTGTAGCTGGTGATGCCGCCAACAGAACAGGTACAGCTGCTCAAGCACTTGCTGGAGGAATTAACTCTACAGAAGTAATAAGACGATCTAGAGAATTAAGTGATTTTTATTCTAAAATACAACCTATTATAAATTTTGATTTAAGTTTAGAAAATATTTTTAGAAAACAAATAACGGATATAAATAAAACTCTAAGAAGTGTAATTCCATATAAGGCACTAGCAAAAATAGTTAAGGTTATAAAACAATTTGTTACTTTTATTGTTAAGATTGTTGATTTTATATTAGGTATACTTAAGTTTTTAAACATGATAATTAAAACTTTAATTATTGTAGCTAAAGTATTAAGAACAGTAATAAAAGTAGTTCAAGCAGTTGCTATGGCTATTCCAAACATGTTTATAACAGCGGGAGTAACAAATAAATTTCAAGATGTTATTACAAAAGTAATGATAGCTTTAGATTTAGCAATTAGAGATTTAGAAGAAATTGCAGGATATCTTGATAAATCAATCCAACATTTATCATATCTTAGAGGATGGTTAATGATTTTAGTTGGTGAATTAGGTAAATTACAACAAACTTTTGAAACATGCGATAATTTAGATAAGGCAAAAGAAGGAGAAAGATTAGATTTAACTGGAGTAATTCAAGGAGCAGTATCTGTAGCAACAGGTATTCCTTTTCCTGATAATCAAGTAAGAAATAATGTAGAAGATTTCTTTGAAGATTATACATTCCCAGAATATTTTGATGATGGTAAGACAAAATCTAGCCAATCTGTATTTGGACAAACTTTAGTCACTACTAGTGATGGTACAATAATATTACTTCCAGGTACTGTATGGGGGTTTGGTCCTGATGGGCAAATAATGTTTGGTGGAGATTTAATTTCATTAGCCACTGGGGTAAATTTTGAAGAAACAAGAGGCCAAGCATTTAGAAGAATGTTAAGAAAAAATTTCAATTTTTATACATTCAATAAATTTAAAGATGCTAAATATGCTAATTTAGTTGAAGGATTAATAGAGGAATCTATTGAATTATATGCAGATAATGTAGAAAAGGCAAACCAAGAGGCTGCAACAGATAAATTTGGTAATTTCCAAGAAAAATTTATGGGTTATGTTATTAGAATACAAGAAGAAAAACCACTAGAAGATATTATTGAAGGTCTTCCATCTAGATTAACAAGAAGAAGAGGTGTAGCATTTGATAATGATGGTAAATTATTTGCTGCTTCTGATTTAACTTTTAGCGATGATTTAAATTTAATAGTAAATGAAACTAAATTTAAAATTAGAAGAAATATAGAATTAGGTGTAATGGATGTTGGTACATTAGAGAATCAAACAATAACTGATGATGATGCTTTAAAATTAGCAGAAACAGCTGGTGCTAATAAATTAGCTGTTAGTAATATAAAAGCTGAAGCTAATAATAGAAATACTTCAATACAAGGAGCAGGAGGTGATACAGATCCAACCCCTATGGCTATGAGAACAGGTAATGAACCTTTTGAAGAAGTAGGAGGCCAACCAGCAGAATTAGTAGATAATCAATCTTCACCTAACAAAACAATAAATCCAGCTGCTTTAATTCAAGAACCATTTGCTGAATTTATTGCTGAAAATCCATCATTAAAAAAGATGCAAGATACATTTAGGTTACTACAAGGAGCTAGTATGTCAGAACTTTCTGCTATAATGTCTGATCCGGGTGCATTAAATTTAAATGGAGAAGAATTAGCTGAAAAATTAAAAAATAATATTCTTGGTTCTATTGATCCAAACCCAGAACATGTTGAAGAAATTACAAAGAAAACAGAAGTATGGTATGAAGGATTAAAAGAAAAAGCAAAAGTAGATTACGATCAATTAGTGTTAAATACTCATCCAAAACAAAGATCTAAATTCCCAACTTTTGAAGTATATTTTGATGGTATAGAACAAGAAGAATTAGAAAAATGGGTTAAATTTTTACTTACTAAAGATTATACAGAATCTGAAATTCAGGCTGGTATTAAAGAAGATGAATTACGTGATGAGTATAAAATTGGGTTTAATGTAAAAGGTAAAGGAGGTAGAATACTTAAAGTACAAATTAAAAGAAGAAACGCAAGACTAAGAGGTAGAATGAAATAGAACGAATAACTAAAAATAGAATAAATAAATATTTATAATCATGAAAATAGAAGCTTTTAAAAAAATAATTAGAGAAGAAGTAAGAGCAGTAATTAAGGAAGAACTTTCATTAATTATGCAAACTCCTATAACTGAAACTAAAACAGTAAAAAAGCCAGTTTTAGAACAGAAACAAATTAAAAATCCTGTTGTAGATAATATTAAAAAAGGAATATCCTCAAAAATAAAATCTACCCCACAACAACCAGCAAAACCTTTATTTGATTCAAAAGATCCATTAGCACAAATATTAAATGAAACTGCTGCTCAGGGAGAATGGAGAAATATAAATGGAGGAACATTTAATGCTAGTGATGCTGTAGGATTTGCAGGAGGAATGCCTCAACAAGAAGTTAAGGTAGTAGATTCAGTTGAACAAATGTCATCACAAAAAACAAGTGATATAAATCAAGTTTCAATTGATGCTGTCCCTGATTTCTCAGGAATGATGAATGCATTTAAGGAAAAAGGTAAATTATAATGGCTTATATAGTAAAAAATGTTGATGTATTAGATTTAAAACCGAGTACTGGAGTTGGAATTAGTGTTCCATTTGATGGTGCTACTGGTATTAATACAACTTATACAACAACTGATACTATTAAATCCAATTTAATAAATTTTCTTTTAACAGGTAAAAGAGAAAGAGTAATGAACCCTAATTTTGGTTCAGGACTAAGAGAAATATTATTTGAACAGTTAACTGAAGATACAATTGGATCTATTGATGATTTAATTAAAATTGGGGTTGAACAATTTTTTCCTCAAGTATTAATTGAAACTTTGAATATAGAACCTGATGAATTTAATCAAACAATTGATATATATTTAAAATATACTATAATTAATACAAATATTGAAGATGCACTCCAACTAAATTTAAATTTACAAAATGTCTAATTCAAAAAATATACAATATCTTAATAAAGATTTTGATTCATTAAAACAAAAATTAATTGAATTTGCTGAGATATATTATCCTAGTACATTTAATGATTTTTCAAATGAATCTGCTGGAATGATGTTAATAGAAATGGCATCATATGTTGGTGATGTTTTATCTTTTTATACTGATAACCAAATTCAAGAAAATTTTATCCAATATGCTAAACAAAGAGATAATTTATTAGCACTGGCTTATTCTATGGGATATACTCCTCAAGTAACAAATGCAGCAACAGTAGATGTAGATATATACCAAACGATTCCTTCAACAACTGCTGCAGGTACAGTTCAACCTGATTGGAATTATGCTATGATTATAGAGGAAGGAGCACAAATTCAATCTGCAAATAATACAAGTATATTTTTTTATATAGAAGACAAAATTGATTTTACAGTATCAGGAAGTGCAGATCCAACAGATATATCTGTTTATTCTACAAATGCTAGTGATCAACCTAGTTTTTATTTATTAAAGAAAAAAGCAAAAGCCGTATCTGGTAATTTAAAAACAACAACATTTGCATTTACTACTCCTGAAAAATTTTCAACAGTAGAAATTGAAGACGATAATATTATAGAAATAATTAAAATAACTGATAGTGATGGAAATCGTTGGTATGAAGTTCCTTATTTAGCTCAAGAAACTATTTTTAATCCAACATCTAATATAGCTGCAAATGATCCTAATTTATATCAATATAATGATACAACTCCTTATTTATTAAAAATTGATAAAGTACCTAGAAGATTTATAACTAGATTTAAAGCAGATGATACTTTAGAAATTCAATTTGGCCCTGGTGTATCATCAGACCCTGATGCTGTTATAGATCCTAACTCTGATAATATAGGTTTAGGATTACCTTATGGAGTTAATAAGTTAGAAACAGCTTATGATCCTTCAAACTTTATGTATACTAAAACTTATGGATTAGCTCCTTCAAACACTACATTAACAGTAGAATATTTAGTGGGAGGTGGAGCATCTTCAAATGTTCCTGCTCAATCTTTAACTTTACCATCTTCAGTAACAAATACATTTTTTGGAGAAAATTTAGATTCAACTTTACAAGATACAGTTCAAACATCTTTAGCATTTACTAATTTAAGACCTGCTATAGGAGGAGGAGATGGAGATACAAATGAAGATATAAGACAAAATTCAGTAGCACAATACCCCACTCAATTAAGAACGGTAACTAAAGATGATTATATGATAAGAGCTTTATCTTTACCTTCTAAGTATGGAGTTATTTATAAAACTTATATAACACAAGAAAGTGATATATTAAATAATAATACTACTTCATTTAGTGATTATAATGATAACAATCTAAGTTTATATATTTTATCAAAAAATAATGCTGGTAAACTTACTTTAGCGGATCCCGCTTTAAAACAAAATTTAAAAACTTATTTAGCTGAATATAGAATGGTTACTGATTCTATAGCTATAAAGGATGCTTTTATAATTAATATAGGTATTAATTTTGATGTTATTATGTTACCTAATTTTAATAATAGAATTGTGTTAAATACATGTATAACATCTTTACAAAATTATTTTGAAACAGATAAATGGCAAATAAACCAACCTATTTTAATTAATAATGTTAAAAACATTTTAGATACAGTTGAAGGAGTTCAAACAATAAAAAATATTACCATTGTAAATAAATCAGGAACATCTTCAGGATATTCTGAATTTGCTTATGATATAGATGGAGGAACAATAGATAATGTATTATATCCTTCTTTAGATCCAAGTATATTTGAATTAAGATTCCCTGATATTGATATTCAAGGTAGAGTAGTAACAAATTAAAGATAAAAAATGGCCATATACAAATTATTTTCTGAACAAGATACTTTTATAAGATCACAATATCCCTCTCAAAATAATGGAAGGGATGAAGTTTTAGAAATATCAAACATAAATGGTATAAGTGTACTATCATCAGCTCAAGGTGACTTACCCGCTGTAAATCGTAGTTTAATTCAATTCAAAAATGCGAGTATAAGCGATATAGTTACAAATACAATAGCTACATCGTCTTATGATGTTAATTTAAGATTATACTTAGCTACTGCGGGAAATTTACCATTAGATTATACTGTAGAAGC